GAGGGCTTGCGTGCCCAGGCCCAGCGCGTCGGCATAGGCGCGGGAGCCGGAGCTGATCAATGCGACTGCGTCGGTGATGGACTTGGATGTGGCTGTATCCAGCGCGGTTTCGCGGATGCTGTAGTCGGGCCCGCCCAGCAGGTAGCCGGATTTGCGGCGCAGGTCGTAGCCGGTGATGTCACTGGATTCGCCGACCGTGCCCATGAGGCCGGAGCCGACCGTTTTGGTGGACCGGAAAAGGCCCAGCGCGGCGGCGGCGGCCAGGGCGGCGGCCACATAAGGGATGGCGGCACCGGCTTGCAGGCCGGTGGCAACTCCGGCTTGGCCGGCTGCACTGTAGGCGGCGGCGGCGGCGCCGATGCTTTGGCCGGAGACGGTGGCCATGAAGCCAGTTCCGATGCTGCTGCCGATGCTGGCCAGGGTGGAGCCACCAAACAAGGTGCTGCCCAGGGCGCTGCTGGCGAAGCTGCCGGCGGCGCTGCCGGTGCCGCCTGTGGCGGCGCTGGCGGCGGCGGAGAAGCCGGAGCCGAGCACGCTGGCGCCCACAGAAATGATGAAGGGGCGCGCGACCATTTGGTACAGCAGGTCGAGCACGCTGGCCTTGAGGGTCTGGCCGAGCTTTTTGAAGGCGTTGCTGCCGCCCTCGAAAATGTTGGTGAAGACGTCGTGCGCGGTGTTGTCGAGGCTGGCCCAGACGTTGGTCCAGCCGGCGGACTCTTTTTCGCGGAGGTCTTTGGTGTTGATGAGGCCGATGAGGGTGCGGCGGGCGGCGATTTCGCGGGTGATGGCTTCGTAGGCCTCGCTGCCGGCGATGAGACCGGTCTGCTTTTCCTCGAGGCGCTTGATGGTGACCAGCTCGATGGCGCTGGCCAGGCTGATGTTTTGCGCGGCGGCCAGGGCGGCGGCGTCGGATTCGGCCTGCAGGCTTTGGGCGCGCTCGTTGACGCCGGCGAGGGTGGCGGCGGTTGCGGCCTCTTGGGTGCGCAGCCAGTCCTGGATTCCGTCGGACTCTTTGGTGCGGGCGGCCTGGCGGGCTTCGGCTGTTTTGAGGGCGGCTTTGCTGAGTTCTTCGAGGCTGTCGGCTTCTTCCTTTGCGGCTTTGACGGCGAATGGTTGCTGCTTGATGTAGGCTTCTACGGCTTTGACGTAGTCGTCTCGGGAGATGCGGCCTTTGTCGAGCCCGGCTTTGAGGGTGGCGAGGTTTTTCTGGAAGTCGGCATCGACGCCGGCGTCTTTGCCGCTGATTTTGGCGTAGAGGTTGGCGAATTCGTCGGCGGTTTTTTTGGCGGCTTCGCCTGCCTTGGCGATGACCGGGGCGCTTTCTTTCCAGGCGGCGGTTTGCTCTTTGATGCTAGCGACCTGCCCGATGATGCGTGGATCTGCGGCGGTGCCGCGGCCGGCGCCAGCGAGGGACTGGCCGACGTTGAGGATGCGGCGCTCCAGGGCGTCGAGTTCGGCGCGGGCCTTGATGCCGTCTTCCTTGACGGCGGCGCTGATGGCGTCGAAGCCAGCAAGGTCGAGTTTGGCCAGGGCGACGGCTTGGGCTGCGACGGCGCCGGCTTCGCGCCCGATGCCCTGGAGCACGAAGCTGACGTTGGCGCCGGCTACTGTGACGGCCTCAAGAATGTTTTTGAGGCCGCCCCCCAGCATTTCTGCGAAGCTGTTCCCGCCTTCGCGGCTCTCCAGGAAGACCCTGGACAGCTCGTTGAGGGCGGGCAGCAGCTCGCCGGCGACGGTGGTGAAAAAGCCTTGCGACGTGAGCTGGATTTTCTTGAGGTTGTCGTTGAATTCAGCGGCGGAGCCGGCCAGCTCACTGCCGAAGGAGATGCCCAGGCGGTCGGCTTCGGCGCGGAGGTCTTTGATGCCGGCGCTGCCCTGGTTCAGCAGCGGGATCATGTCGGCACCGGCTTTGCCGAACAGCTCTACCGCCAGGGCTGCTTTTTCGGGGCCGTCTTTGAAGTTGGCGAAGCGGTCAGCGATGTCGCCCAGCACTTGGTCTGACCCGCGCAGGCTGCCGTCGAGCGCTTTGACGCTGATGCCCAGGGCCTGGAAGACGGCGGCTTGCTCTTTGCCGCCACCGGCGGCTGCGGCCATGTTGATGCTGAGTTTCTGGACGCCTTTGGCCATGGACTCCAGCGGGGTGCCGGTGACTTCGCCTGCGTATTTCAGGGAGCCCAAGGCTTCGACTGTGATGCCGGTTTTTTCGGCCAGGTCGTCGAGCTGGTCGGCGGCGTCGATGGCGCCTTTGATGTTGACGACGGCGGCGGATGCGGCGAGCGCGACAAAGGCGCCCTGCAGGACGCCGAGTTTCCCGCCGATGCTGGCGGCATCGTCCACAAGGCCGGACATGTTGCGCCGGGCGCTGTCAAACCCGGCCTTGGTGTCGTCGCGGGCCGTGAGGATGATTTTTGCGGTGTTGTCGGCCATGGCGAATCAGGCGGTTTGGGTTGGGCTATGGCTTGGTGCGCATGGCGGCAAGGGCGGCGGATTCCATGACGCGGATGTCTTCGAACAGGGCGTCTTCTTCTTCCTGCGGCAGGCGCTGGCGGGCGAGTAGCGCAAGGGTGGCGGTGTAGTCGAGGCCTGTGGCGCCGCCCATGCCGATGCGCCATTGGGTGCCCAGGCGGGAGAACAGGGCGAGGGCCGCGGCGGTGTCGGGCCAGATCTGGACGGCTTCGTCTTCGAAGTCTTCGGCGGTGAGGCCGAAGGCTGTGAGTTCGGAGGTGTCGGGCTCTGGCGCATACAGGGCGGCGGCCATGGCTTTTAGTTTCCCAGGCGGGCGCCCAGCAGGCAGTTTTTGTATTCGTCGCGGATCTGCTTGATGGCACCCATGTAGCACTGGTCGAACAGGGCCAGGTTGTCGGCGTCAAAGGGGGGGTCTTGGTCCCAGCCGGTGGCCATGCTTTGCAGGACGGCGACGTTGCCGCCTTTGGCGTGCAGGGCGGGGATTTCTTCGGCCTCCCAGGCGATGGCCTGGTCTTTGGTGCGGTAGCGGAAGGTGAATTCAACGGGTACGGGCGCGGGTGCGCCCTGGCCGATGATTTGCACGGTGGCGCAGAAGGTGGGCGCCGGGGTGAAGTTGAGTTTGGGTTTGGCCATGGTGGGTGTTGTTGCTTTGGGTGGCGGGTTGCAAAAAGTGGCCCGGGGGATCAGGCCCGGGCCGGGCTATGGCTGCCTGATGATCAGGATGCGTAGCGAACGGGTTTGTTCGTTAAGTTGAAGACGACGCCCAGGCGGTTGATTTGCCCTTCTGCGATCTTGGGCATCTCGTTCATGGCGACGGTGCAGCCGAAGAGGATGTAGCTGCCGTTTTTCATACGCATCTTGCCGGTGGTGTCGGCCTGGCTTTCGGTGAGCGCCTGCAGGGCGGTGTAGCCTGCCGTGCTGACGTCGTCGTCAATGTCCATGGTGAGGTTCATGGCGGAGAAGCCGTCGTTGAGGCTGTATTCGATGTCGTCTTCAACGAACTTGTAGGTGGACGATTTCGGGTCGCCGCCGGAGGTGGTCGGGCTCATGACCTTGACGACCTGTGTGAAGGTGGTGATTTCGCGGGCGGTGCCTGCGCTGGAGCCGGACGGGTAGATGGCGGTGTCGCTGGTGTCCAGGCCGGAAAGCTCGAAGCTGTTGGTCAGGGAGCCGGAGACTTTGAAGCTGCGCCGGTTGATGCGGCCCCAGCCGCTGGTGATGTTGACGATGTCGCCGTCCGCGAAGCCGTGGGCGGTGCTGGTGCAGACGGCCGGGTTGGCGTTGGTGATGGCGGTAATGGTTTTGGTGGAACCGTGGGCGGTTGCGACGAAGTAGGTCGTGCCGTTGGGAAGTGCTGCCATGGTGTGACTCCTGGGGTGCTGGGTGTTGCGGGTTTAAGCGGGTGCGTCGGGCTGGCCGGCGCGGGTGTAGTACGTGACTTGCCAGGTCTGGCGGCGCTCGGCCAGTAGCTGGCTGGCGCCGCCGTTGATTTGCGGTTCGCTGCTGCGCAGGCTGAGGCCTTGCACCAGGCCGCCGGCGGTGGACTCGCTGTAGAGCGCGGCCTCTATCTGGCGGCCCAGGTCGCGGGCGTCTGCGGCGGCGGTGGTGCTGCTGCAGATGGCTACGACGTCGAGCTGCAATGTGCGCATTTGCAAGACGGGGGTGTCCATGCTGAGGTCTTGCACTTGCTCGGGGCCTTCCGTCAGGACGATGGCCGGGAGCATGGCGGGCGTGAGTTCGTCCGGGTGGTCCACATAGACGTCAGATCCGGCCGCGGTGCTGGCGGCCACGAGGGCGAGCCGGTAGGCGGTGAGGATTTGTTGCTGCATGTGGGCGGCCATGGCTTGCTTACGCCTCGCGCAGGGTGAGGGTGGTGACGCCGGTACCGTCGTGGCTGATGTTGGCTACGGTGTAGTCGGTGGCGTTGACGGTGATGCCGCTTTGCCACTGCACGCCGGCCACGTCAGTTGTTTTGCACTGCGCCTGCGGGGCCACGTCGCCCACCATGCCGCCCATGAGGGACGCGCTGGCGGCGTCGAACAGGACGGTGAAGGTCAGCGGCTCGCCGTGGGTGTTGAAGGCGGTTGCATCGGCGTTGGCCAGGCGCGTGAAGACGGCCGCGGTGACTCGGGCTTCAAGTGCTGCGAAGGGGGCGGCCATGGTGCGTGCTGACGTGGTGGGTGTATGCGGCGGCTACAGTGCGCGGGCTGCGCCTTACGTTGCCACCGGCAGGTATTGGCCGAGCTTGATTTCGACCGTGCTGGACGGGTTGGCTGCGGCCGTGACGGCGACGCCGACGCACTGCTGGCTGGTCGTGGTCTTGTTGACGACTTTGTTGGTGGAGTCCCAGAACACGCGGTCACCCACGGCGATGGCCAGGGCGCTGGTCTTGCCGATGGTGACGACGCCTTCAGTCAGGAATTCACCGGCCGCGCCGCTGGCTACGGTGTTTTGTGCGATGCCGAAGAGGCCTGCGCCGAAGAGGTAGCCGACGCCTTTGGCGACGTCTGCTGCGGGCGTGAGGGTGAGGGTCTCGCCCTCTTTGATGTAGGTGATCATTGGGTTGGCTCCAGGGGTCGGGATGGGGTGCGGCCCGGGGCGGGTGGCCCCGGGGTGGCGCTGTTAGGCGGTGGCTTTCAGCAGGCCGCGGTAGTCAACGGCCTTGGCGGCGAAGTCGAGGCGGCACTTGTAGCTGATGCCATCGGTCTCGAAGCCGACTTCGGATTCGATGACCGGGCCTTCGGCGCCGTCGAGGTAGCAGTACTCGACCGTGTCCACTTGGCTGTTGGCGGCGGCCAGATACCAGGCGGTGGCGCTGTTGGCGTCCAGCACGGGCTCGACCACGGGCGTCACTGCGGTGCGGCCACCGACGCGGAATTCGTTGATTTCCGCTTTGGTGCTTGGCACGTAGTTGGCGCTGGTGAGGTTGTAGGCGGTTTGCTCCAGCGCGGCGGGCACGATGAGGTAGCTGGGCGCCAGGTTGAGTTCTTCTTGCTGCAGGCCTTTTTGCAGGCGCATGGAGGTGCGGCCGGCGCCCAGGGTGGCGATGGCCAGGGCGCTGGAGGTGATCAGGTTGGCGTGGCCGCCGGTCGTCGTCACTGCGGTGGCGTTGAACAGGGCGCCGCCGTCGGCCAGGTTGGCGTTGGCGGTGAGCTGGGCGTAGACGGTGCGGTTTTCAAGCCGGCGGGCGGCGAAGCCGAAGGCGGTGACCATGCGCTCGAAGGCGCGGAGGTCGTCGTTGACGATGGCCTGGCGGGTGAGGGACACGATGCGGCCATAGGTCAGCATGGCGTAGCTTTCGCCGCCGTCCGTCATGGCGCCGTATTTGAATTCACCGGCTTCGTTGGTCTGCAGCAGATCCGGGGCGCCGGCCAGCTGGACGACGGACATGCTCTTGAAGTCAGGCGCGTTGGGTGCGCGGCGGGCCCACAGGGCGTAGGTGCCGGCGTTTTCGTCGTAGGCGCTGCGTAGGCGTTTGTTGGCGACGTTGGCGAACAGGGTGCTGAAGTCGCTGGTGCCCATCATGCCGCCGGCGCGGAAGTTGAGCATGCGCGAGGCCAGCGTCATGCGGTCCAGGCCGCGGGTGTTCTGGCCGTGGGCTTCCAGGAAGTCGCGGCCCATTTCCAGCAGGCTCAGGCCGCGGTACTGGCGGCCGTTGTCGTCGAGCTTGACGGTGGTGGAGACGCGGTGCAGGATGGCTTGCTCGATGCCGGCCATGCGCACGGTCATTTCGTCCTGCACGGTTTCGATGCGGCCCACGTTGCGGTGGCCGCCGGAGGCGCTGTCGCGCCGGGCGAGTTCGGCCAGCACGGCCAGGCCGGCGTCTGCCGTGGTGGTGCCGGCGCGGATCATGCCGCTGGCGAGATGGGGCACGCCGTGGCGGGCGCACAGGTCGGCGATGTCGGCGGCGCGGGTGTCGGTGGTGGGTTGCGGTGCAGCTGCGGCGGCGGGCGCTGCGGGCGCTGCAGTTGCGGCGTGTGCGGCGTGTGCGGGGGTGATTTCCGTGGGGGCGGTGGTGCCGCCGGCGGCGTTGCTGTTTCCAGGCATGTTGCGGTTTCCTTCAGGGGTGGTTGCGGCGGTAGTGCCCACCGTGGGCGTTATTTCTGTGATGGCGCAGGGGTAGGCGCGCACTTCGTGGCCTTCGGCGTCTTGCAGGCGGCCGTTGATGCTGCGGACCTGGCTGTCCATGTCGGCAGGGATGGGGGTCAGGCTGACTTCCATGGGGGTCCAGCGGGTGACGCGGTATGTCCACATGCCGGTGAGTTCAGCCGGGGCCACCATTTCGATGGCTTCGCGCACGTAGCCGACGCTGACGTTGCGGATGACGCGGTCTTCGAGGTCTTGCACGATGCCGCGCACGCTTTCGCGCCGGCTGAGCTGGCTTTGCACGATGCCTTCGCCGTTGGCGATGGTGGGGCGGTCGCAAACGCCGATCTGGTCTTCCAGCGTGTAGGCGCTGTGGCTGTTGAGCAGCGGGGCGCCACGCACCAGGCGCTCGGTGTTGATGGCCTCGGACGAAACTTCGAGCTGTTCGATGTAGTAGCGGCCGTTTTGGTAGTCGTAGCGGCGCACCGGGGCGCCCGTGGTGAAGACCAGTTCAAAACGGGCTGCGGGTGCGGCCTCGCCTTCGGACGCTGCGGCCCGGGTGACGTTGCGGACTTCCATTTGCAGACCCACCAGCGGCATGTCTGCAGTGCGGGTCTGGAGCGTGTTGGGTGTTGGCATGACGCCGATGGTCGGCGCTTGGTTGTCTCATTTCCCGGAAATTTGAGACGATTTTGAAGGCTGTGTTGCGGCCAACAAAAAAGCCCGGCGGGCGCGGGCTTTTTGGGCTTGGCTGTGCAGCGCGGTCAGGCGGGTGGCTTGGCGGCGGCCTGCGCCTGCGGTGCCTGGCCGGTCTGGATCTGCAGCATGATGTCGAGGGTGCCGTCGGCGCGCAGGCGGTCGAAGTCGGTTTTCATTTCGGCAAAGACCAGCTCGGGTTTGTAGCCACGGCGGCGGAGTTTCTCGCTGATGGTGGTGAGGCCTCCGCTGATTTCGGCCAGGTCGGCTTTGATGTCTTGCTCGGGGTTGACGTAGTCCCACTTGGGGGTGGCCCAATCGACGGCGCGGTCGGTGGCGCGCATTTTGCCGGCCAGCGCGGCGGCGTCGACGAAGGCGTTCCAGATGGGTTCGCACAGCTTGGGCACGAGTTGCAGCCACTGCATTTGCTCGGCGTTGCGGCGGAATTCAAGCATGCTGACGCGGGCGCTGGAGAAGTTGACCTCGCGCACGTCGCCGGTCATCATCTCGTAGGTGACGCCCATGCCGGCGGCGATCAGGTGGAGCTGGTATTTGACGTATTCCACGTAACCGCCTGCGGCTTTGGGCTCGACCACGGTCAAATTCACGCCGCTGGGCACCTGGGTGATGCCGCCACTGGCGAGCATGCCGAGTTCGCCGGTCTGGCGTACGGTGTCTTGCGCTTCGGATTCGGTCATGCTCATGTTTGTGACGTCGCCGGAGGCGAGCACGCTCAGGCGGGTTTCGAGGTTTTTGCGCTGGAGTTCGGCGTCTTCGTAGAGCTGGACGTCGCGCACGCGGGCGATGACGGGGGCGAGGCGGCTGAATCCCCTGCCCTGCCCCGGGCGTTGGGGGGCGAAGAGGTGGATGATGCGCTCGGCCGGCACGGGGTAGCTGGCGGCTTTGTTGCGGCGCCCGGCGATGAGTTCACCGGGGTGCTGGTCCCAGATCCAGTAGTTGACGATTTTGCCAAGGGCGTCGTATTCGATGCCGTTCATGATGGCGTTGCTGCCGTTGCTGCCCATTTTGGCGCTGTCGAGCCAGTCGATTTCAAGCACCTGGAGCTGCAGGGGGACGGGCAGGCCGTCTTCGATGCGGCGGGCGCGCAGGCGGATGAGGACTTCGCCGTCTTGCTCCATGGCACGGTAGGCGATGGCCTGCAGGCCGTACAGGTCGTTGCGGCCGTCTGCGTCGGCTACTTTGGCCCATTGCGCATAGAGTGCGTCGATGGCTTTGCTGCTGCTGCTGAGGCTACGCGGGGTGATGCCGGTGCCGATGGTGTTGGCCACCAGGGATTCGAGGGCGCGGGCGATGTAGGGGACGTTTTGCACCAGGGCGCGCGCGCGGGTGCGCAGGGTGGCACCGTCGGCCAGGTGGTCAGTGTTGGCGCTGGCGCCTGCGCGGCGGGGGCGCCAGCCGTCTTTCTGGCTTGCGCCTTCGTAGGCGCGGGTCAGCAGCTCACGGGCGCGAAGGCGGCGCATGCCGGCATCTGGGCTGATGGCGCCGACGAATTGGTCGATGAGGCGGGTGGCGAGGTTGGCCATGGTCAGAACCCCCGCGCGGTGCTGAAGCGCACTGCAAAGGAGCCACGGCGCACGCTGCTGGTGGTGGTGCTGGCGGCGCTGGCCAGCTCGGCTGCGATGTCGTCGCGGGCTTTGCGCAGGTCGTCTACGCTGCGGTAAACGACTTTGCGCCCGCCGACTTCGACGGATTGTTCGCCGGATGCGATTGCCGTTTTGATGGCGTCAAGGTCTGCCTGGGTGTGGGCCATGGTGGTGTGCTGCTTTGCTGTGCCGTGTCGGAGTGGTCACGGTACTGGCGGCACTGTCTCATTTCCCGGAAATTTGAGACGGTTTTGATTGACCCGGTTGTTTCAGCATCCGGTACACCGTGGCCCGGCTGAGCCGCAGGCGGCGGGCGACTTCGGTGGCGTTGCGGCCGTTGAACAGGGCCAGCACCTGGCTGACGGTTTGCTGCCGCTCGGTGACGGGACGGGCCGCGATGTAGCATTCTTCGCCTTTGAATTCTGCCCTGACTGCGGCCTTGGTGGTGGCGATTTTCTCGGGCGGCTGGCCGGCGATCTGCGGGAATTCGGCCAGGATGTAGTCAAAGATGCGGTCGACCAGGTCGGGCTCGGCAGTTAGCAGGGCTTGCAGCGTTTCTGGGGTGTTTTTGGCTGTGTGCATGGGCGGTGCTGCGGGTTACCAGTCGCGGGCGAAGTTGGCGGGGGTTGGCTTTTTCCACGGAATGGCGGGTGCTTGCGTGGGCTGGGTGCTTTGTTTTTTGTAGCTGTATGTGACTGGTTGGTGCTGGTGTGCTGGTGTTTCTGCTGATTTTTCTGGTTGGGTAAAGAGGTCGGGGGCGGGTTGCACGGCGGCTTCGAGCTGGGTCCACTTGCGGTCGTCGTATTTGTGCAGGCCTTGGGCCATGGCGGCGTGAAGGGCGTAGTTTCTGCAGTCCATGACTTCGTTGCGTGGACGGCGCTTTACCCAGCGGTAAGACTCGCCGCCGTTTTTGCGGATCAGGATCCGCTGCTCGGCGGTGAGCTGTTCGTACCATTCACGGGGCAGGTCGGCGCTGAAGTGAAGATAGCCCGGCCCCGGGGCGCCGATGGCGAGCTGGCCCAGCAAGTAGTCTTTGGCGTTGTCTACGCCAACCAGCCAGAGCTTGATGCCGCGCGCCCATTTCTGGCCGCGCCAGTTGACTTCTTGCAGGCTGCTGCCGCCAACGATGTTGCGGCTGTCGTTGTTGTCGCCTTTGATGGCGCGCAGGTAAGGCAGGCGCAACTGGGCGGTGCGGGCCCAGTTGTAGACGGCTTGTGTCTGGTCGGATGAGTCAATGCTGATGGCGCTGAGGCCCAGCGAGCCGCCGGATGCGTGGGCTTGGGGGTAGCGGCGCTGCAGGTAGGCTGTGACCTGTTCCCAGTCGGATTCGCTGGCGGGGTTTCCTTCGATGGTGTGGTGGTCTATGGTCCACGACTCAAGGCCCCTGCCCCATGCCCACACGGCGATTTCCCAGCGGTTGCGCTGGACGTCTACGCCGGACGTGAGCACCAGGCCGCCCACGGGGACGGTGGCCAATGGGAAGGGTTCTGCGCGCTGCTGCAGGATGTGTTCGTCTGCGGCTTCGCCCTTGATTTCCCAGGTTTCACCCAGGGTCTCATTGACGAATAGCTGCATGGGGCCGACGTCGCCTTTGGAGAGGGCTGCGTGGGCTTCTTCAAATTCCTTTACGATGCTTTCCCAGCTGCGCTGCGGGCTGTAGGCGGCCCAGATGTGCACGCCCAGTGTGCGGGGTGGCTTGCACGGAATGCCCATGGCGTCGCGCCAGATGCGGTCCATGCCGTAGCGTTTGCCAGTGCGCATGCAGACCCAGGCGCCGGACAGTGGTTTGCCGCCGGGCATGTAGTCGGCCTGGGTGATGCTGCCATGGCAGTGGGGGCAGACGTGGCGCACGCTGGCGGGGTTTCCGCGCTCCCACTTCATGCCGTGGGCGGTGTCTTTGCCGCCCCATGACAGCGGGTGTTCGGCGCCGCAGTGGGGGCAGTCGATGTGGAAGCGGACAAAGGATTCGGCGTTGTCGCATGCGCGCTCAACGTGGCACAGGCCTTTCCACCTTGGGGTGGAGCCACCGACGAATTTTGGGTAGGGGGCGCCTTCAAGCCGGCCTTTGGCCAGGCCTCCGGGGTCGCCGCTTTTTTCAATCTGCTGGTCGAAGGCGGACCATTCGTCGAGGATGGCGACGGCGACGGTGATGCGGCGGTAGGCCCGGGCCGCTTTGCCGCCCAGCAGGTGCAGCACGCTGTCGCGGAAGGGTTTGAATTTGATGGTGTCTTCTGCTCCTTTGCCGAGCTTGCGGGCTTTGTTGACAGCCTGCACGCCGGTGAGCGGGTCGAGCACCGGGTCAATCTCGCTTTTGACGTAGCTGTCGCGGTCGTCGTCTGTGGGCTGCCACAAGGCCTGCTTGCGGCGGCGGTGGGCAATGTTGTAGGCGATGAAGGCGGTGATCATCTTGGTGTAGCCGACGCGCTTGGACTTCATGACGGCCAGTTCCTCGATCTGGTCGTTGCTCATGAAGTCAAGAATTCCGACCTGGAACGGCCAGGCTTCCCAGGCGCCTTTCTGGTGGCTGCTCTCGCCAGCCAGGACGAAGTTGGAGGCTGCCCATTCACTGAGGGTCTGCGGGACTTCGGCGCGCAGACTCTCTAGGCCCATGCGCACGGATGACTTGATTGCGGCTATGGCCTCGCGTGACAGCTTGGGGTTGGTGCTCATGGGGCGTCGTCGTCCAGGTCGATGGCGTCGTCGTCGCTTTCGAGCAGTGCATCGACCTGCTCGGTGACAAGGCGCGCGGTGGAGCGGATCCACTCGTTACGGGCGGAGGCGATCACCTGCATGACGGTGGCGCGCGCTTCTTCTGGTAAATCAGGGCAGGCCTTGCGCAGCGTGCCCTCCAGCTGTTCGAAGCGATCTACCACGGCGCTGGACGCCATACCAAGCACATCGGCCAGGGCACCGATAGGGGCGTATTCGCTGCGGGCGATGGCGTTTTTCATGGCCTGGCCGATGCGCTGTTCGCGGGCCAGGGCGGCGCGCTCTTGAACGAGGTCGAGGCCGCCGACCTCATCACCGAGCCGGCCGGCTGCCTGATCTCGCAGTCGCTCACAGTAGGCCAGCACCATCTGGCCCGTAGAAAGTCCAGACTCCAGTTTCCCATCATTCACCAATGCGCTGATAGCCTGCTGAGACACCCCAACAATGCCACCGACAACAGCCTGCGTTGCTGGAGACGACAGGTCAATCAGCACAATACAACCCCCTTAGCAACACCGCGAAACAGCGAAAGATCGCGGCGAGAATGACC